TCCCCATGAAAAACTTCCACTAGAATGGGTAAAGGTTGAAGATTATATGAAGTGGGTATCCCAACCATATATTCAGCATTACCAAGCATCGAGAACAGAAAAGAGAAAAATTAATAATCAAAATCCTATAAATGGCGTACCTTTATGATACGCTTCTCAGATATTAAAACAGTTTTAGAAGGGGGCGTTGTTAACATAACTTTCCAAAGCCTAGTTTCAGGTGAAGAAAGAGTTGCAAAATGCACCTTAAACCCGACTTACTTCAGTCATAAGATAAAGCAGTCGGAAAGTGATAGTATTTTAGTATATCGACTTGACAAAAATAAATGGGACGATATAAAACTGAATACTATCCTAAAATATGAAGTAGCCTAAAAGGCAAAGGCTCGCAAGAGCAATGGAGAAAAGGATGATAACATTCTTTGAATGGATAGGAGCTCTTATAGCTGTAGTTCCAACAATAGTAACAGTGTGTTCATTTATAGCCGCTGTAACACCTACACCAGTAGATGATGGACTTATGAAAAAAGTTTATATGCTAATGGATTGGTGTGCACTAAATGTGTGGAAAGCTAAGGATAAATAATGTCCGAAACAGTAGATAGCAGAAACGAAGTCCAAATAGACCTAGACAAGTATATGGCACTAGTTAGCAAACTAGATAATGCCGAAGATACTATCAAAGAGCTAAAGGAAGAAGCTCAAAAAGCAAAGAATCAGTTGGCACCTCCAAAAAGAAAATTTATTGATTTATTCTTAGATAATAATGATATAAATGAAAAATCAATCATTGGTTTTATTTCTTTTGGATTGATGACTGTATTTGGAATTTGCGATCTTGTTACGGCATTTTTCGGACAAGACCTCGTAATCAGCGATACGATTTACACTTCTTTCGTAGTGGTAACTCTCGGAGCCTTTGGTATCTCAGAAGCTGGCAAAGCATTTGGAAAATAAAAAATAGTTCTTGACATTTCCCTTCATATTTTGTATAATATAAGTTATGAAAAAATTCACAGAACTAAAAAACAAACAAAAAGACAAACCTTGTCCTCATTGTAAAGCTTTTGGCTACAATGTCAAGGACTGTAAAGGTTATAAGTGTTGGGAGAGATAGATGAATTTATTCTATCTTGACGAAGACTTAGACAAAGCGGCAGAGTATCATGTTGACAAGCATATTGTTAAAATGCCACTCGAAGCTGCTCAAATACTTTGCACCACAGTTTGGATAGACAAACTTTTGGGTTTCGTTCCTCGCGCACTAAATGCAGAGGAAAGAGAAGTAATGAACAAAGCGAAAGCTGAAATCAAACACTTGACTCCAGAGGAACGACCCATTCCCTACCTTCCAATGATGTACAATCATCCCTGCACTATCTGGGCTAGGGAGTCATTGGATAATCACGAGTGGGTTCATTGTTATGCAAATGCGCTTAATGATGAGTACCACTATCGTTATGGAAAATTACATAAATCAGTAGTAGAAGTAGTAAACAAACTACCTGACCCTGTAAATCTACCCCGAGTAGGTTTTACAACATTTGGATTGGCTATGCCAGAAGAACTTAAAGACTACGATAATCCGATACAATCTTATCGGGATTATTACCATCTTGATAAGGCAACTTTTGCAGCATGGTCGCATAGAGATAAACCTCACTGGTGGAATGAAGATTTTGCCGATTATGAAAAAAGGATAACAGCTAGGTGATAAAATATAAATGGGAAGAGCCTCTAGTATTGCATATGATAGAGGAACATATTAACAATAGTTATGAGCTTCACTACAGTATGAACAGTATTCAATCAACAGAGTTCATATTTGACGCGGAACACGGAGAAGGATTCTGCATAGGAAATATAATTAAATATGCACAAAGGTATGGAAAAAAGTACGGCAAGAATCAAGAAGATTTATTAAAAATAATACATTACGCAATAATTTTATTAGGACACGAGATTGGCAGCAAGAATAAAGAAACATGAAAAACTAACAGAAACTAACATACAGCATGTAATTAATTTGTTAGAGGCAGATAATCCCATAACAAAGAAAGAAGCATGTAGTATTCTTAATATCGCATATAACACAACAAGGCTCAACAATATTATAGATGAGCATAAATCAACAATAGAATATCGCGAGATAAGAAAAGCACAGAACAAAGGAAAAGGAGTTACGGAGGCAGAAAAGAAGACCATCGTGACTTATTATATTGCGGGAGCAAACATTTCAGAAATTGCAAAAGCACTCTATCGCTCCCCAGCATTTATCAAAGCAGTAATAGAACGATTAGGTATTCCACAGAAACTACCTGATTCAGACTATGAAGCAATTAAAAATGCAATGTTACCTGAGCAGTGTGTATCTGAAACTTTTGAAGTAGGAGAAAAAGTTTGGGCAGTAAAAAAGAACTGCATAGCAACTATTCTCCGAGAAGATACAAGAACAAACTATGAAGAAAAGTATGGCTCAAAATATTATACTATATGGGTAACAGAAATGGCAGAGTGTGAATCGCCCTATTTTGGATTAGTTAATAATGCAGGGCATTACAGCGGGTCACTCGCATATGATTTAGGAAGTCTTCGACACCTAAACGAGTACCTATAATGGAATACTTACTAGCCTTTTATATAGCAGGGGTAATTATGGCACTTGTATTAGTGTATAGACCCGCTTATATTGCTATAAAAGATATGCAACCTACTAATGTACTGATTAAATACAGTATACTGGGATGGATAGTTGTAACTATACTTTTTACACTTATTCTTCCTGCATTGATTCCCTCTATTTTATCTGAGGACTTAAGGTGGACATTTATAAAAGGTTTTGTAGAAAGCGCACTAAGGCATACAAATGGAAAAGATTAAATTAGAAGAAAATTGGGATTTCGATCCCGAAGTAGAGCACTCTTACTATGCTTCCGATAGAAAATTGAAAGAAGATGGTCAGAGCACTTATTATGAAGGTCTAGACGACTAGGACACAATTATGAATCACTTATTAGAAGCATTAATTAAAAAGTTAGAAGGAGAAATCGCCGTAGGACTTGCGAATATTCGTGTGTATGAAAGAGCAGCAGCGGGTATTGGCGAACATCCAGATATTGTCGAGGCTGTAGAGACTCAAGTAGCTAAAATCGCAGAAGCCGAAGACAAGATAGAAACCATAATCAAGTATTTTTCAAAGTAGCAAATCTTTTTAGTTACCAAAAAATAATTCTTGACAAATGGTTAGAAATTTCTTATAATATATTTATATTTAGGAAATGAGTTATTGAGCGACAGATATTACAATCAAATGCTATCAGCAACTGGATGGTGTCCAGGCTATCGTAATACTTTCACTCTTAACGAATACAAACAAAACTTTAATTTTAGGAGAAAACGAATGGCTTGGACAGATGAATCCAAACAACAAGCAATAGACATGTATCAGGAAAGCGAACCGACTCCTGAGACATCAATGGAGATTGTAAAAGATATCGCAGAAGAACTCGGCGAATCACCAAACGGAGTTCGTATGATACTAACAAAAGCAGGTGTTTATGTAAGAAAAACCCCAGCAGCAAGGTCATCTTCAGGTGGCGGCAGCTCAACTGGCGGTGGTAGAGTTTCTGTATCAGATGCTCAAGAAAAACTTACAACTGTATTGAGTGATGCAGGTCAAGAAGTTGATGAAGCAATCATTTCAAAACTTACAGGTAAAGCAGCCGTTTATTTTGCAGGTATTGTAGAAAACCTTAATAACTAATATACTTTAACCAACGACCAAGGCAGGTGACTGCCTTGGTTTTTTGCATTCCGAAGAAAGGACCTTTGCAATTTAGCAATACAAAAGAGTTTTCGTTAGACTAAATTGGAGGACACATGAAAAAGGAAGAGCTTAAAAAAAGACTCGACGAAGCTGGTGACGCTATTATCACTTACCGCAGTCAAAACTCAAGAAAGTTAAAATATAATGTTTGCACGAATGACTTTTCTACCAAGTATATACAAGAGAAAAGAAATCGAGCAAAAGAATCAAGTAAAACTATGCTATTATTTTGTTGGGACACGGACTCCTACAGATTACTTGTCCCTGAGAATGTAACAAGTATAGTTCCCCTCAACCGAGTGATTAAGAATGATTGACCTTAACACTCCCGCAATATATGAAAAAGTAATACAGGAAACTGAGCACGAACAGATTCGTCTTATGGTCTCTACTTTTAGAAATGTAGAATATATCTCCCTTCGCAAATTTTATTTAGATTTTGAAGAAGAATGGCAACCTAGTCGAGAGGGTATCTCTATGCCTATAGATTTTGACAACAGCAGAAATCTATTTCAAGGATTAATAGAGATACTTTCTCTTGCAGAAAGTAAAAATATATTAGAGGAAGAATTTAAAGAACTACTAGATGAAATATATCTATGATAATTTCTGATAAGCATAAATTTATTTATATTGATGTTCCAAAGACAGCAAGTGTAACTTTAGATTCAATTTTTACAGAACATTGTGAAGGATACTTACAAAGACCCCCGATGCAAAGTAATCTTATGAATAAACACTGTCGTGTAGTTCCAGAACATGCAAAGTATTATACTAAAATAGTCAGTGTAAGAAATCCATATGATAGAATGACAAGTTTTTATTATTTTTCTGTTGCAAGAAAAGTAGAACTTAGACAAATGGGAGTAAGTACTTTTGATGAATTTATTGACTATTGCTTAGATGCAACAATAAAACATGATGCGACAGAAGTAAACGGATTAATGTACCGATACTTTCCCATGTGGAAGTATATAAAACCAATGAGTTATAATGTAGTTCTAAAATTAGAATCTTTGCAAGAAGATATTGCCCAGTTAGATTTTTTACCGAAGGACATAATATTACCAATCAAAAACGATAATAGTCATCCTGCATGGGAAGAAGTAGAAACGCCAGAGAGAAAAGAAAAAATACAACTCTGGGCGGGCGAAGATTTTGACCTATTCGGATACAAAAAATAATCAAATACGGTCATGCGCCGAAAGTGTCTGCGTAAACTTTTTCAAGTATTACATGTGAATATAGAAAAATAATTCTTGACAAGTCCTGTTAAATTTAGTATAGTA